GCACATGCAAAAGCCCGAGGTCGTAGAACCCCATCCCAGGAATGAACGTGTATTTCACGAAGTTCTGGCGCGACTCAGGAAGTTCCGCCGTGTCCTCATCGTAGTTCCGAACAATCGACAACACCTGACGGCTGCTCACGTCAATCGTGACACGGTAAGGGATCTCGAGCCCAGTTTCTTTGCCATTGCGGGTGTGTTCGAAACCAACAATGTCCAGCTCGCAATAGCATTCGTAAATCTCGCGGTCACGATCTTCGGGGTTCATCTGGTTTGCGGCGATGCCCTGCTGCGCTTTCATCTCGAGCTGCGCAGAGTCGAGGGTGACTTGCTTCGGGGTGCTCAAGGAGATGTCTTTGTAAGCTCCCAGGATCTGCATCCGCTTCACTGTCGATGGCCGCATGTAGATGCGGTGCGTCGCACGGCTCGCGTTGGACAAGTCCGTCGCAGCGTTGTTGACAATGAGGTCATCCGCATCGACCGACTCACTCACAGGCCGATTCCGCAACGGGCAGAAATAAACCTTTTTGAACGCCGTGCCGCCGAACCCAAGCATGAACAGCATGCGGTCGGTGTCGGGGTAGTATTCCCGAGCGGTGCTGGTCAGGTAATGGTTCAAGTCTTTTTCGAGGTCGTTGGCCAGCGTGTCGGAGTCGAGGGTTGCGTTGTTGTTGTCCTCGCGAACCTTCACTGGGCCGTCCGTGGGCAACAGCTCGGAGCGTGCGTTGGCTTGGAACCGGAGCACTGCCTCGAGCAACAGGGGATGCCGCACCTTGCTCATGCCTTCGACCGGAGCCCCGTCTGCCGCACCTGAGATCCCAGGGAGCTCAATCCTCAGCCCGAGGAGTTTGATGCCCTGAGCACGATCCTCGATCCACTCCTTGCGGGAGTCGAGGTCGTCATTGATGCCCTTCAACAACTCCTCGGAGATGCGGGAAAGCTCGCCTTCGCCGATTTGATCAACGAGGTTGTCGAACCAACCCTCTGGCCCTTCATCCTCGGACTTGCCGAGCGGAGCACCGTCCAACGTCAACGTGATCGAGCCATCGTCATGCTCAATGGTCAAAAGGTTGCCCTTTTCATCCATGGTCGGTTTGTCGCCGCCTTCTTCCGCCAACTCGATCACGATGTCGTCCTGCGGAGCACCCATTGGTGGCTCTTCAGCAGGGAGGCGGAGGTTGGGGCTTAGTCCTGGGAGCAATGCCATTGTTCAGTTCCTTCAAACAGCATAAAGCGGTGGAGGTGAAACGCCTTGATGCTGGCGGCTTCGTTCGTTGTCGTCCTGAGCTTCTTCGGGTCGCTGTATCATGCCTGTTCTTCTCAAATAACGCAAGGCCATTGAGATGGTGTCAACAAGATCATCGTGCTTGGCTTTTGGGAAGCTGACAGCTTGGGTGATGACTTGATCTGCCCAGCTTTTGTCGGGCGCATAAATCAGCCCCTCCGAGAAGAAATGCTGGATGGAATAGAGCCTTGCGGTCTTGTCGATGGACTTCGGGTCGTCGAGGATGACTTGGAATCCCTTGTGGGAATACAACCGCCTCAGCTCCTGCGCAACGGGATAACCCGCCGCCTTGTTCTCGATCAGGATGGTGTCGACCTTGAAACGTTGAACGGTTTGCGCCACCTTCTGCACAGACTCCGCCAGCTCGAGCCGCTCCTGCCACGCATAGATCAGCATGACCTTTGGGTGCGGCTGTTTATAGGTCCGCTCCATCATGAACCCTTTGCCTGTGCGGTCGAGGGAGCGTGATGCCTCGGCAACCGGATCCTCGGAGAACACTCCCCACACCGTCATTGCGGTGAAGTCATTCTCGGTTTTCAGGGTGTAGGCCGTGTCGAGGCTGGCAATGATGTAATCGAACGAGGGAAAGTTGTCATTGTCCCAGAGCTGCCACCAATCGCGCTTGATGATGCCGCCATCGGCAGGTGTTGGGGTTTGTTGGAACTGGCCGGAAACAGCGAACGTGCCCATGGTGCGTTTGTCACGCTCCACAACGTGCTTGGGGAAGCGTTCAGGGAACAGAAGCTCGCCAAGGGCTTCCCGAGGATCTTCGGCTCCCAGGAGCGTTGGAAAGGCTCTGGAGGGATCGTATTCCATCGGCAGCATGATGTGGTCGTAGCCCAGCTGCTTGGAGAGAATGATGCCGCTGACATCTTCCTCATGCAAACGCTGCATGATGACCACGATGGCTGACTTGTCAGGGTTGTTCAGACGTGTCGGGACAGCGGTTTCGAATGTGTTCACAGTCGACTGGCGCATCTGATCCGAGTTCGCGCTGTCCACGGAGTGTGGATCGTCGATGATGACCCTGTCGCCACGCGCTCCGGTCATGCCTTCGAACGCGACAGCCTGACGGAACCCAGTCTTTGCGTTCTCGAACTTGGTCTTTGCGTTCTGATCACCTGTCAGCTTGACACGGTCGCCCCAACGCTTTTGATACCATTCGGATTGGATCAATCGGCGCATCTTCGTCGAGTCACGAATAGCGAGGTCGAGGCTGTGCGATGCACAAACATACCTCAGGTGCGGCATATTGCGCGGCCCCCACTCCCAAGCTGGCCAGAACACATTGGTCAGCAAGGACTTCATCGCTCCTGGAGGAACGTTGATCAACAGACGATTGTAGTATTGTTCGTCGTCGAGCATCAACTCGTCAGTGATCGCAGTCAAATGGTCCGCAATCAAATCGATGTGCCAGTTGTGGGAATAGGGCTGTCCAGGTTCCACAACGTGCCATGCAGCCTTGATGAACTCAACGAAGCTCTCTTCGCAATCTGCCTTCTCGATCTCAACCAGCAGCTGTTCTGCTGAAAAGCTATCCAACAACTCGCCAATGTCAAATGATGCGTGTTTCATTCGGCGTTCGGCTTCAGGTCAATTTGCTTCATGATGGCTTGACGCAGCTGATCCCGAACTTGGCTCGGGATTGCGGTGAAGTCGATCTTTTGCTTGATGTCGACAGTTGCGTAGGTTTCCTGCAACACACGCAAGCCGTATTTCTTCGGTGCGAGCTTCTCATTGTGGTATTTCCGAGCATCATTGATGTTGCGTGCTTTGGCCGGATTGTTCTCGGTTTCGGCAACGTCGATCATGATTTCAACGTTCACGTCTGCTCGGATCTCAATAGCTCGCGCGTACTGTTTTTCGAGAAAAGGATCTTGCGACACAAACCACAAAAATGTTGCAGGGGATGGAAATTTCTCTTTCGAGTCGCGACACACTCGGATCAAGCTCTCGCCTTCAGATATACGCTTGATTATTGCGAGCAATGCTTCAGTGCGGACTTCTTCATCCGACCACACACTTTTTCGAGTTTGAATTGGAGTCAAAGTTCTTGGCATAATTCCCTCACCAATAAGACAAGAGAATTATGCCTGATAATTCAGAAACAGCAAATCGAAAAAATCAAAATCCTTTTCCCAATCGAAATTCCAACCAGCTCCACAAAAAAGAGTCAAAATCATCCACCGGAATCTCGAACAATGATTTGGCCATAACAGGCGACTTCAGCCCAGCTCCTGCTTTGCCGTAACAAAAGAAAATCCTCGTCGGAGTTTTGCCCTCTCCAACACCAACCATGAACAAACTCATGCCTCCTGCATCCGAGAACTTATCATGCCAGTTGATCTGAGATGCACGAACATCTTTTGTCTTCAACACCTCCCCCATCAAAACACCAACCTTCAACTCAATCGGCACCAACACTCCCCGCACCATAACTTGGATGTCCGGAATGCCAATCGTCGCTCCTCTGCGAGGCTCGTAACTATTCAACCAACCAGACCAATTTTGCCTGATCCAAAACTTAAATTGACGCTCTAACATGACTTACCTTTCGTTCCCGTTCCGTTCTCCAGTTACCGTTTCCGTTTTAATCCTTATTTCAGCTACTCCCCTCCTTTCTCTCTCTCTCTCTTAATAGAGTCACAACAGAGGAAATAAAGGTTAAAACGGAAACGGTAACACTGAAATCATTGACGAATTTTGATTTGGCGTTTTTGACCCCCAAAAATCAGCCCTTTTTCCGCCCCTCGTTTTTTGGGGGGTCGATTTCAGAATGGTCGAAGATCTCCGTCCAAAACAGCCATGACGGATGGTCCGACATCATCCTTTGGTACTCCATTTCGCACTCTCCCGCCGTTTTGAACACCTCAATCGTCTGCGATGGTCCATGGTCTTTTTGGCATCCTCTCAGCGCATATGTCAAACCTTGCGTCATTCCGGCATCCTCCCGCACTGTTTTTTGGTAGTCATTTTACTTGTTCCTTCCAGTCCATCTGAATAGCAATTTTGCCATTATGCAGAATAAAAAATCCTTGAATTTCGCCATTAATGGCTTTTGGCGGTTTGAAATTTAGCAGAGTGTTATCCAAAAAATTGCTTAACCATGTATTTTTATAAACTGCCCAATGCCAAAGCAGTTGGCCTAAATACTTGGTTTTTAATTCTTTGAATATGGATTGTCCTTTTTCCGGAATTTCAACCATTTTTGTTTTTCCAACAATTTTTGTCATTCCGGCATCCTCCCGAGAGCAGGCATCATAGCGGCACCATCCCGCATCGCCCGTAGGTCATGCTTGTTTCTTTTTTCCGCGTATTCGCAGTTGCAGGTTTCTCTGCGCAACAGGCAGTTACATATTGCCATCACGAAGTTCCTTTTTAATTTCTCTTTTTACGGCCTTGCGCTCTGCGCTCCAAAATACTTTCTTCCAGTCTTTCAAATGATCCCACCACTGCGGTGCAGATGTAAGAATACCTTTCTTTTTTGTTGCCATCACTCATCTTCCTTCAATGCGGCATACGCAAGAGCCTTACCATGACCAGATCCTTCCTCTGCGATTTGTTGCAAAACTTCCCGCAGTCTTAAAACTTCAGCTTGCAACTTATCACATTCAGTTTTGGCATAATCATACCACATCTGAAGGTCTGAATTAGCTAACCGCAACTGTTCAATTTTTTTTAGCGCATCGCTGAATGCGTGCGATGTATTCTTGATTTGCTTTTCCAATTCAAAAATCAAATCGTCGATGGTGTCACCATGGCCTGTCGCCAGTCCGCAACGGATCATCATTTGAGCTAATTTTTCGGTGTCATTCATCACTCTTCCTCCTTCAGTGCGGCACGGGCAACAAGAGCGGCTTCTTGGCAATTATCACAACAAGTGTTGTTAAAGATTGATTGCAACGCTTCCCGCAACTGCTCGATAATCTTTTTGGAATCTTTTAAGATATTATCTTCTCTTTGATCACCGACCCAAAAGTCTTCCGTTTTTATCGCTGCGTCTAACCGTTCAATGATATCCATCACTCTTTCTCCTTTGCGCGTCGTTCGCCCTTGATGAACTTGCCGTTTAGCCACCACTCGCGAGTGCCATCTGGCCACTCAACCGCAGGTCCGTCCACGCGATGCCGTTTGCCGTTTAGCCACCACTCGCGAGTGCCATTTTCGTATTCAATCGCAGGACCATCGGTGCGGTGTCGTTTGCCGTCTACCCACCACGCTCGACGACCGTTTGGCCCTTCATACGCAGGACCATCGGTGCGGTGTCGTTTGCCGTCTACCCACCACGAGCGATAGCCGTCTGCCCATTCAATCGCAGGGCCATCTACGCGATGCAGTTCTCCGTTTTCATTTCTATGTTTAATCATCACTCTTTCTCCTTCACCAACGGAACGCCAGACTTGCTGTATCGCATAAGTTTTGGCGGGTATTGATGCAAAAAACGAGCAGCGTGTTCTGCTCTTTGCTCTGTTCGTCTCCTGAGCCAAGCTATTTCAGCCGCTGTTGGAAAAGGCGGTTCTGGCGGTT